CCTTAGCGGTGCGCTTGTCCGTCTACGATTCTGTAGTTGTCGACGTTAAACTTTTTACCTTCGTGTGTTATAACAGCGAACCCTCTGTTCCACTGATTAACCGGCATATAGTCTGGGTCTAAGTCACACAAGCATCCTACACTCCAGCAGCTGACTGTGTCGTCTGCCATACTACGTACTGAGTGTTGACTAGTTTTGTGTTTGTGACCAGCGATGGTACACACACCCGTTTTAACTTGTAGTGTACGAGCAAAGTTAACAGGATCGAATGCCCCAGGAAACTCATGACCGTGCAATATCCAAAGACCCCCAGCCCTAGCGAGCTGACGGCCTCCTATTTCTTCGATTCCTAGGTCCTCGAATCTTAGTAGCTTGGATAATTTGAAGTCGGGTACACCACATATTTCTGGTGCCTTTCTCCATAAGTAGGTTTCCCAACGTTCTTCGTGGTTGCCTATCTTAAAGTATATATTGGACTCTGGGAAACGTTCCCGCAAGTGCATTAGGAACTGCCTAGAAGCTTGTAGCTCACCGGCTAGGTCACGAGCATCTGGATCTTTGTCCCAACGGCTTACCGCAAAAAAGTCCAACGCATCACCATTGAGAACAATGTTTGTAGGGTTATCAATATGAGACAAAGCACACTCCAAGGAATCAACGTCGTGATAAGGAACGTGAACATCACAAAGGAGTAAAGTTGTTCCGTCGGGGATACGGACCACTGATTTCTTTTTATTAAGTGATTTGGGTAGTTTGTATTCTCCTGCTTTTCCATTGGGCTTTCTAAGTTCTGGGTCTGATCGATGAATTTTTGATTTACCAAAGTTTCCTCGAACATATCGAACAGCTGATCGTGCTGCTTCTTGGGTTGTAAATAAATTAGGGTGTTCTTTATAGATAAGATTAGCTATAGTTCTATTACCGTGCTCGGGGTACTGCCTTACGTATTTTTTTACTACTTCTGTTTTTTTCATACTTTATTTATTATTAGTTTATCTTTCAACCTAGCTACTTTGTCTGTAAGAACAGCAACCTCTTTGTTAAGAGTGTCATTCTGTGCAGTTAGCAGTTCGCAAGTTTTAGTCATTGAAGCGAGTCCTTGTTCAAGGATTTGTAAAGTGGATAGTTCGTAGGAGAAAGCCATTATTTTATAATTTCTATTAGGTCATCTAGCACCATTGATGATAATTCTTGTTTTAGTTTTAATCGTTTGAGTATAGCGTCATCAACTGTGTTAGGGACTACAAGGTCTATATATGTACATTTGTTGTTTTGACCAATTCTGTGTATTCTATCTTGACTTTGTAATCTTGTTTCTAAGCTGTAATTGTTTGAAAAATACACCATAGTGTGCGCATGGTGAAGTGTCAAGCCTTTTGCAGCGGCTGATGTGGCTAAGAAAAAGTCTGCTTTTCCGTCTTGAAAGTCTTTAACACCTTCGTTACGAGCTTTGTTCGAGTCAGCACCAGTAAACTTTACAATCTTAGATTGTGGAAACTTGTTTTTAAGTGCTTCTTCTATTGCAGTTATATTAAATTTATATGCACAGAACACAACCAAAGGCCGTGTGGTCTCTGCTATCTGCAGAAGTGCGGCTATTCTGTTGTTGTCAATGGCGTGTTCTGTGTCATCGTCTGAGGTAACAAACCCAGTTAGGATTTGGTGTAGTTTTATAATTCTAGTAAGTGCTAGTGTGGTGGATACTAGCTGACCGCTTTCAAGCATAGCAATACAGTCGTCTTTCATAGACTTGTATATACGAGCGTGCTCTGGTGTCATTTCAATAGCAACCTTCTCAAAGACTTTGTCTGGTAGGTCTAGGCAATCTTTCTTTTCGATGCGTAGTGTAAACGGTTCTATTAGTTTTGTAAGTTGTTCTAGGTTTTGGAAACCAACAATCTTACGGAAAGACCTAGAGCCCATTGTCATTGTTTGTTCTATAGCAAAAGTATGTTTAAATGCAGTGTAAGTATTGTAAGGTATTGCATCCTTACTTAGAAACTTACATTGAGTAAACAAGTCTAATGGGCTCTGAGTGATTGGAGTACCGTTAAGTATCCAGCGTTTGTTTGCATTTTTAGAAAGTCGTAGCACGTTTTTAGTCTGTAGTGCTTTAGGGTTCTTTATACATGTAGACTCATCTACAATAAAGTGTGATTGGTTTTTGCTAGCTATAAGAAATAATTCGGCAGCATTGTATCCGTCTTTGGTACGTAGTGCTTCTACGTTAATTAGAAACATACGACTCTTAGTACTTTTACAAAAGTTTCTAAACTCTTGTTTAGCCTTCTTACTTTTCATAGGACCCTTCCAGCAGTACACGTCAATGTCTTTGTGTACGTGGATTGGTATCTCGTTAAGTGCCCAGTTATGGTGTAGACCATTAGGTGCTGTAACAAACACATCTACAAGGTCACTAGAGTTTTGTATAATGTCTAGTACAATCTTAGTTTTACCTGTGCCCATCTCACAGAACAGAGCACCGTAGTCTTGTGTTATAAATCTTTCTACTGCATCTTCTTGATGCTTAAATGGTTTAGTTTTATATATCATCGTGGCATTTTGTAGAACCTACCAGTTACTGGTACGTGCACATACAAGTTCTTTTTAGCTCGTGTAGCACCAACATAGAACACTCGGTGTTCGTTGTCTTCGTCACGTAGCATACCTTTGTATGTAATGTTTGTCATGTCTGGTAGTAAGACTACGTTATCAGCCTCTCTACCTTTTGTTGCGTGTATTGTGTTTATCTCTACGTCTGTGCTGCTTTCTAGCTTTCCTTCTTCTTCAGCCTTTAGTAATATTTCTTTTGTAAATTCTGGTAACCTAAATACTAAGTTCCATTTCTCAGTGTTGCGTAACCCGAAGTTGTCAATTAAATCTTCTTTGTCAAACATTTCGTTGTCTGGCATAGCATCTAGTAGTTTCTTAGAGCCACGCTTTACTACAGAGCCTGTAGGTAAGAACTCGTGGTATAACAGTTTTAGTTCTGATGCTTTAAACTTGTAGCCTCTGCGTAGTTGTTCCCACAATATTATATAATTTATTTGCTTTTCATTAAACAATGAGTGAACGCTGTTAGACACAAACAATTGTTTCTTACGCATTAGCTCGTGTTCGTACAGTGACAGCAAAGACTTGTTACGGCACAGTAGTAGCCAAGTACCAGTTGACATGTCAAGGTCAGCTATGCTGTGTATGTGTTCTACATTACCATTAGTATCTTTACTTTTAACTTTGTACTTTTGTTTTTCTTTAATTCTGTCTGCTATCTTTTCAGCGTATTTAAGAATAGTACTAGGTAGTCTGTAAGATGTATCTAATACTATACGGTTACCTTTCTTTTCGATGAGTGACTTAGGATCGCCACCAGCAAACTTAAAGATTGATTGTTTGTCGTCACCAGCAATGTATGTTTGCTTAGCATCTTTAGATAGATAGTTAATAACATCCCACTGTAGTGGTGACAAGTCTTGTGCTTCGTCAACAAACACAGTGTCAAAGTCTGGGTTTATATCTTGCTCTATGAATTGTTCTAGCTGGTCTGTAAAATCATACTTGTTTTTCTGTATTTTAAATTCTTTATAAAACTTATTAAAGTCTGCTAGCTGTTCGGATGTTAGCTTAGCTCCAATCTGTAAGCTTAGTACCTCTTCTTCCGATATCTTTAAGTTACGACCTAAACTATTGTAATATAATATTCGATCACCGGCATTGTTGTTATACACAAGTCCGTCGTTTCCATAGGCTGCACCACCGGTGACCGAATAACCTGTTAATTCTGAAAGTAGTTTGTAGTCCTGACCACCTAACATCTGTTTGCGTGGTATACGTCTGTAGCACAGAGCGTGTAAAGTACTAAACCCTTCAAAGTCTCTTATAGAGAATGATGGGTTCTTTGTTAGAGCACGGTCAATAGCTTCTTGGGCACCTACTTTAGTAAAGGTTGTAAAGCATATATGCTTAGGATCTACTGTTTCTAATGTAGTTGTAAGTAGATTCATAAGTGTGGTAGTCTTACCTGTACCAGCACTAGCTACGTAAATTGTTGTGTTACTCATGCGCTTTAATTACCTTGTTCCAATAAGGTTTTGTTGATTCTTTCTTATATCCGTTAGGACCGCCGTTATGTATACGAGCGATGTCTTGGTATGTGACAGGTCGTCCAAGGCGTTCTGGGGTAGCATAGCGCGCCATATACGCACGAAATATTCTAACAGCTGTTAGCTCATCTAAGGCGTCTTTATGCACCCAATCAGTATTTGCATACTCTGCAGCGTCTTGTACGTAAGCTTCTTGCATTTGCAGTATACCAAGAGAATCTCCGTTGTCACCTACAGCTAAAGGGTTGCATGCAGATTCGATTACTGCTAGGCACATTATAAATTCAATAGGAATGTTCATTTAATATATCGGGCATTGGCATTGAAGGGTCTAATTGCAGAGCTTCCTCTTTGATCCTCCAACATCTTACGTTTAATTTTATTGGTTCTTTGATTGTATGTGTAACAGCGTCAGCTTTTAGATGCTGTTTTAACACAGATAGTACTTTGTTGTCGGGTAGTTCTGTAAACCGTACTTGTGCTAAGTAGTCTTTTAAGTCAACCATTCTAAACATAAACGAACCGTGTTGTTTTATAGGTCCTAGGTTAATACTGTTAACATTGTCACTTGCTGTAGCACAGAAGTTAGACACATACTCTACAAGCTGACCCATAGGAGTCATCTCGAACGGTATGTTTATCTGTGTGCAATTCTTAAGTAACAAGTTTTGTTGTCTAATCCAGTCTTCTTGTTTGATGGGTGGGTATTTAAACAGAAGTCGTTCCATAACTTTTTGATTAAACAAGTTAAAGCTATCGAACTGTTCTGTAGTTAGTTGTATTTCTGAGTCGTCTAGAGTCAAAAACCACAAGGGTGGGTCTGACTTTAGCTGTATGAGTGAACGGTTGTTTGGTAGGAACTCTTCGTTACCGATACCAAACTTACGTTTGCCACACAGTTGTGCGTCACAGTATTTACATAATGGTTGGCTTGAGCATTGATACTTGTAATCTTTTTTAGAGTACGAGTTTATTATTGCTTCTACTTCTCTATCTTCTAGAGGCTCTGAAAACTTTCTGTTATACTTATGTATTAGTTGTTTCCATTCTGTTGGGTTTGCTTTCTTTAGATACACCGCAACGTTAGACAACGTAATGTTTCTAGACTCGCTATGTTTAGCGTTGTGCTCAAATATATAATTTAAACACGGTGGTCCTTCTGGTAGTTCTTCCGTTTCTAACTGTGGTATTTCTAGTTTGTTAAATTCTTCTTTAGATAACATTGTATCTAAAGCTTTTGTTATAAACTCTTCAGGGTTTAGCGCATCTTGATTATCGCTAAAAGCGTACTGTAGAGTAGGGCTGCCGCTATAAGGCATGTTAATCCAGTTTCCATATTTACTATCATCCTTTCTATCTCCTATTTTAGGTTGTTTGGGATATATCTCGCAAGCACCCTGTCCAAAGAACGCAGAGTATGACTTGAGTTTGTCAATAACAGATATAGCCGGTACTTCTTCTGAGAAGAACATATACACATGAGCACCACCTGACTTGGATCTGCATACTACAAAGGGTAGCTTATGCTTGATAACAAGTTCTAGTATATGTTCTATTGTATTACTGTTTTGATAGACATCAACATCAAGTGCACCCCAACGAACTTTATCTTCGTTTACAAGTGGGGTACACCCAATGATTTTGTCTCCTTTAAGATGTTGTTCCCATATATCAGTTGTTAGCTCAGACTTAACTAGGAAAGATCTAGAGTCGGTCTTTCCGTCGCGGTCTCTTGTTTTGCCTGTCAACAGAGTTTGTCCGTAGACATCACTGTTGCAGACAAATAGGTCGTTAAACCTAAATGCTAAATCTGCTATAGGAATCAATTACTTAGAATGGTTGTGATGAGGATTCAATAAGAACCGGCTCATCGCTTGTTTGTAACAATGGTGTGTCTGATGCACTATTGTAAGTGTCTGATGCTAAAGACAACACTGCTTCATCAGCCTCAAAGTCTAAGACTTTCGGTTCTGCGAAGTTGAAGTTGAAGTAGTCATCTCCGTTCTTGCTTGTTTCTAGGGTACTAGATAGTTCCCATGATTGAGCAAACAACGGTGGAGTGACATCCATACCGTCGTAACGGAATTTGTTGATGTCACCAGTTAGTTTACGTGATATACGTAATTGTGATGAAGTGAATGGGATAACTGCTTGTTCCATCTTGCCGTTTAGTTCTAGTAGAACAAACCAGTAAGTTGTGAACTTAAGCTCGTTTTCACCAAGCCATTCGTCGTATTGTCTTTCACGTCCCTTCTCGTAATTCGGATGATTTACGATAGTAAGTGGATGGTTTCCTTTGAAGCCACCACCTTTAGCACGTGGAACCCATTCTGTATAGATGGATTTAGTAAAGCAAGGAATGATTCTTGCTGGTTGTGGGATAATGCTTTGCGTTGTCGCATACATTAGATCGCCTGACTTTGCACCCTCGATGTACTCGTCTTTTTGTTGTTTTAGTTGAGGGCTTAGGTCTTGTAATAAGCGGATAAACGGTAGTGAGCCTCCACCTGTGTCGAGGTTCTCTGTACCTTGTCCTGCTACTGTCGTTATATCAAACGCCATAATATTTCTTTGTTTCTATGTTTAGGTTATTTTCGCTCGTTTGCCTTCGTAGATACCGAATGCTTCACGAGGTAATGATTCTGCAAGCTCCGGATTGTCCAGAGCGTCTCTACAGAAAGATTTAAGTGTCATGTTGTGTACACCGATTTTAACATCAGCATCTACATCGTGACTATCTTTTAAAGTGTTTATGATTGCTTGTGCTCGTACGTCTTCGTTCTTGCCAAGTGTAATAGTTATTTGATTTTTAATAATAGAATCATTATTAGTATCTCGTAACCAGTTGAATGCAACGTCTGGATTTTTAATCCTAGCGTCTACAAAGTCTTTAACTTCTATTTTTCTACCGTTAGTAAGTTTGACTGTGTTAACACCAGCTTGCTCCATTAGTACAGGAAGTGATTCTTCTGATATAGTTTTGCGTGCTGATTTTAGAACAGATAATTCCATTTCTGTTTCGTTAACTTTTGCATCGATGGTATCAAGTTCGTCAGCTAGTTGTGTTAGCTCACTCATATTGATGTCTCGTGGTTGTACTGTAAATTCCCCAAGTGGGATTATGTTTTCTTTATCTTTGCTCATATTGTTTATTTGTACACAAGTCTCCGCATTGTGCGTAACCTGCTATGTCCACCCAATTATCTCTTTTGTGTTTGTTTGTTGCTCTGGATAATTTGAGAGCGATCATCATTACTGCTACGTCACCAGGTGTCAACTCTGTTTGTAGCTTATTTTCTAATAATATTGACCATATGGTGGATATTCTACTAAAGTCTTCAATAGGGTCACCATAGTCATCTTGTCTACTGTTGCCTACTATGTCTGCTGCTTCTGCTAATATTGATTTATATTCCATTACATATTGGGTTCTATGATTATTTTTCTGTCGTCTGTGTCCAACACTACATCTGAGTAGTTGTTAGTTACAACGGCTATTCTAACATCTCGTATCGTTTGAGCTGTTACTTTGTATACTTCTGTTACTGTGAATTCTGTTTGCATTAGCACCATGTTGGTCCAAGGTCTATGTCTGCTACGACAGGGACATTGAGCGGTATTGCATCCTCCATTATTTGTTTTAGTTTATTTGATTCTTGTTCTGAATAGACCATAGCATTGATTTCGTCGTGGACTGGTAGACGCATGTCAAACCCAGCTTCGTACGCATCTACCATAGCTTTTTTAGCTTGGTCTGCAGCACTACCTTGTATAAGTCTGTTAAGTGCTTTAGATGTAAATGCTCTGAAGAGTGCTTGTTTAGGATATCTACCTCTGGCTATGTGTAGTGTCTTGACTGGTTGGTCGTGAAACGATGGCAACCAAAAATCAAATCTAGCACGTCTGCCTAGTATAGTTTTAATGTAACCTTTGCTGTTTGCAGCATTCATTACATTATCAAATAGTATTTTTAGGAAAGGTGCTTCTTTATTAAATTTACGCATTGTCGAGCTGCAGACATCGGACGAGATACCAAGCGTTCTTGCCATTTTCTCGTTTCCCATCCCATAACTAATCCCGAGGCATAGCATTTTGCATGTGTCGTAAGGTAAGCCTGTTGCTTTTTCAAAGAATGTATAAAGCTTTTCTCCTTTTTCAAATGCTTGCTTAGCTTCGACTGCTCCCGGCAGTGGGCGTCCAAACTCTCCGAGGAGGGCATAGTGGACTTGCAGTCTGGGTTCTTGAGATGAATAGTCTGCCTTACACCAAAGGCTGTTAGGCTCAGCGATGTATAATTGTCGAATAGCTTTTCCAATGTCACTTCGTTTGGGTACTTGTTGCATATTTGGATTAGCTGAAGAAAGTCTTCCACTTCGAGTGCCACCGCTATCACTAGCGGTTTGCTTGAAATCCGCGTGGATTCGTCCTTTATAATTTTGGTGAAGGATGATATCTTCAACAAAGACTTTTCTAAGTCTGTTAATTGATCGTGCGTCATATATTTGTTTTACTTTTGGATGGTCACATGCAATAAAGAATTCTTTAGATACTGATGGATTACCTTTTTCTGTTCGTGGTACTTTTAGTCCTAGGTTTTCACAGTACTTAGCTAGCTGTGGTGGGGACCATATATCTAAATCTCCAAATTGTGTGCGTAAGTTTGATTCTTGTTGTTTTAATTTTTTGTTTAATTGTTCTGCTTTATCTAAATCTACAGGTACACCTTGCATAGTCATATGCACGAGTACAGGTGTTAGTTTACATTCTAGTTCCCATATGTTCCATAGGTCTTGTTCTTTTAGTACTGGTATCTGATGCTGGTATATGTCCCAAGTAAGTCTTGCGTCCATCTCAGCATACTCACCTACATATCTTGCAGGTAGTTTCCACATTTCGCCTTTTGCATCTATGTCAAATGCGTCTGCTGCGTCACGTAGTCCTTGTTCTTGTTTTGTAGATTTTAAATATTTTTTAGCTAGATTGTTTAATGAGTATGAAAAACATTCTTCATCAATTAGTGCTTCTGCTATTTGAATGTCCCGCACTGGACTTGAGATCGTTACCCCCAACGTCTCAAGCCAGCCGAGATCATAAGAAGCGTTAGCGAATAACACTTCTTTGCTTTCCTTAATCACATTATTAACATAGGAAATTACTAAGTTCTTATCTAGGTTGTCACCACCTAAGTGACCAAAGGGTAGGTATATATGCTGATGTTCATCAGCTATTGCAATGCCAACTACTTTACCATCTCTTCTTTTGTAACCGGGACCACTACGTTTAAGGTTGGGGTCACAGGTTTCTAAGTCGATAGCTACAGAGTCAGAAAAACTAGGAAGTATAACTGGCGGTCGCCAGGTTGCTTTTGGTACAAATAAAGGTTGTTGCATTATTGTTCATCTTGTAATTCTTCGTTGCGTCTAATTAGCTTGTTGATTTTAAGCCAAGGCTTTTTACTAATCTCTTTTTGTATTTCTTCATCTGTCTTTTTTCTGATAAGACCAGCTTCTATAGCTTTTTTAACTATTTGTCTGTGTTGAAAGCACACATCACTTTTAAGAATTGGTATAGCTTTGTGGTCTATCATCTTGTATAGATCTTCGGCAGCATTTCTGCTGTCAAACGTTGGGTCGATGTTACTGTTATTAGGTATTGTCATGATAAATTGGCTGGTAGGTTTTACCCTACCAGTTATATGAGAAAGACTATTGATGCAA